GTTCCTTTAAGTTATGGGCTATTATACCCTAAAGTATTCAGTCATACCTATTGTTAGATAATAAGCCATCAGCCTCACTAATTCCTAGCAATGATAAAAGCCCTGCCAAAGACGTTGCTGCTGGGTTGGTGGCTAGTAGGTTATTAGTGTTTACCTGATCTGGATCAAATGCTGCTGATAGTAATGACCTTACTTTAGAGCCATCATTTACGGCTATTGATGTTCCACCTTGCCAGCCTCTTTGCTGCATCCATGCTTTAGGATCTATACCTGAGCTTCTTAGTGCTTCATTAATAGAAGTAGCAGATGGGCCTAAATCAATTACATCCTTAATAACAACACCATCAGCACCCCTCTCCATAGCACCCCTCGCTAACGAGTCGGTATCCATAGTCTCATTGTCATAAATTGGAACTTGCTTACTGCCATACATTTCGGTAATTTCTTTCCCGTCAGGCCCAATAATTCTTGGATCGCGTATATTTTTCCAATATTGAGGCTGTGGTGGGTAGTCTCTTAACGGCCCAAGTCCTGCGTAAGCTGTCTCCATACCTCTAGTATCTACTAGTAAAGGGTATGATGCCGCATCACTATCAATGCCCCTCATGGCGTAACTTTGTGGTGTAAATTTGTCTGTAGCAAGCCATGATGATTTACCCATTTCTGGATCAAAAGACATTAAACCTTGATCTGTTTTAAAGTAACCATCAGCAGTTTCTGCTATATGATTATTAGCTACATGGTACGCTCGTTGCGTTTTACCCTGCTCAGTAGCCCTAGCCATGCGGCTGGCGTTATCCATAGGCAATTCACCAGTAACAATCTTCATTGCTGTGGTGTCTGGATACCCTTCTTTAATTAACCTTAGTAGCTCCTTGTAAGCGTCATCACCAAGATCAGCCGCTCCCTCTGCAATATCACCAAGTAGACCTATAAACTTTCTTGCAGCAGCCATTAAAAAGCCTCCATTAAGCCTTGCACACCCTTCTTACCGTACTTATAGCCAAGACCTGCAAGTGGTATAGCCGCTTCAGCAGCACCACCAATGGAGTTAAGCCAGCCTTCAAAAGAGTTACCAGCCTCACGCTGTTGTGCGCCTAGCTTCAAAGCATCCAATGCACCTACACCAGTAAAGTCCAGTACGCCACCAAGCACCCTAGCCATCTCTTGTTGCTGCCTATTTGAGTCATCACCGTACCGCAGGTTAGACAGGTAATTGCCTAGCTGCTCTGAGTAGGTCTGCTCCCTTGGCATCATCTGGTCATCTGCGTACTGACCATAACGCTGCTCATCTGCTGTCATACGCTGCTGATCTAATGCGTCCCTCTGGGACATTGCTGTCATCATCTCTGGGCTAATGCCTAAGACACTTGACATACTGGTTGGATCGTACTGACCTTCCATTTCACCAGCTTGACTGTTCATGGATGCAAGAAGACCGCCAGTGCCTATTGCCGTTGAACCAAGTACGCCAAGGTCATCTAAACGTCTTAACAAGCCCTCAGTAATGATTCCACCCTTTGCGCCCATCTGCAAAGACCTTACATCCTGTGGAGTTGGATTAAATACATCAGCAACTGGACGATTAAACCCTTTGTTCATTTCCTTTACGCTTTGTGGATTTAAGGCATAAGCTGGCACATCTTCTTTAATAGTGCCTAGTCCACGGCCTGCCATTCCATGAGTGTAAGCTGGGTGACTTACCAAACCCATAGGGGCATCAAGGTCTAATTCAGCAATGTTCTGTATTCTTGTATCTGGAGCGTTTATCTGCCCAGCTTCTGTTGTTGCTAACCTTCCTTCACCAATACTTAAACCGCCATTATTTCTGAACTTTGTGTCCAGCATATTCATTACAGCGTCACGGCCTACTTTTGGTAAAGCTTGAAAATCATTTAAAGAAGTTGGGCTGTCTATGCCCTTCCAAGACGGAATTAATTTCTTCATTTGTTTGTTAAGTAAGTCTTTTTGTTTACCCGTCATATTAGACTGAGCAAAAGACAACATAGCCTCACCATTAAACCCAGCAAAGTCTCCACCCGTTGGAGCCATTCTGTTAGGTATTAGTATGGGGTTTTGACCTGTTGTTTTTCTTAGTTTTTTACCAACATTCTTTATTCCAGAACCTGCGCCTTGAGCCTGCGCCCATGCTTCTTGGTTGTTAAACATGAATCCTTGTCCACCAAGCAAATCTATAGGCGTTTCAAGCTCAACTCCTTTGATGTGGGTAAGTAAACCTCCAGCATCACTACGGTCAGCCATGCTGGTTATAAACCCCCTACCCTCAAGATCTGCTATAGATATTGGATTGCCAGCAAAATTACCTGTTTTATTCTTTCGGGTAACAAGGTTCTGCATTCTCTCAAGCTCGCCTACCCTACCCTTACCGTACCTTTCATCTGTAAGGTGCTTGTAGATTTCTTCTACACTAAGATCATCGTAGACTTCCCTAGCAGACCTAATGGCCCCTTCAAAAGCGTCCCCAAGCAAGCCTAAACCTTTAGTAACAACAGCCATTAGATAATCACCTTACAATAAACATTGCCAAATTATATCATAACTAAGCCAAACCTTTAATACCCCTAATGATCGGGCCTTTATGTTTCTTGTTGCGCTTACCTAAGTCACCTGATGCAAACACCTGCGCCAACTGTCTAAGTGCGTCAGCAGCCTCACTGTGGCCCTCAGACTTATCTGGTATGTGTGACCATCTGCTTTCACTGTTTGACCATTTACGCCTGTATGACTTTAGATGATCTAATCCCTTGGCGCAGGTCACATCATCAATGTACAGGTACGGGAACAGGTCTGCTGTCTGCTGTATTCCCCATAGCAATTCCTGTATGCGTGGCACTATTCTCCAGCTAGATGATGGCATCAGTTCTCTGAGCATCTGCTTTGGTGACTTGTTGTTGAGTTGGCCTTGCCTCTTATGATCCGCATCATGGGGCAAGTAGTGCGTGTCAAAGACCAAATCAAGCGTCTGGAGCCATTTAACAGCGTGGCTGTATGGTTCGCCCCATGCTTCGTAGAAATGTATTAGACGCAGTTCTAGGCCGATTTGCTGGCATACCCACACAGCAGATCCGTCTGACGATCCGATATCCCAAAAAGTTAAACATGGGTGAGTCTCCACCACAGGCATTCTACCTATGCGTCCATCAGTGTAGGCTTGGTTGATTTCACGCAGCCAGAAAGCACCTTCTGGATACTCTAAGAAGTCACCTTCCCAGACATGACCGTAAGTGTCGGGCCTGCGCTTTAGGTCTTCCTGACGCTCCTGCTCTAGCACTTTGGGGAACCAAGGATTATCTGACCAGTTAACCTTAACCACCTTTGAATGGTCTGGAGCCTCTAAGCGTAGTCGTCTATGCGTTGCGCTGTCCTTTGACTCTGGATTCCATGTCACCCAAACCTCTGAGCCTTCTTCACGCACCGTAGGCATGAGTTTACGCCATGCTTCTTCTGATACGCCTTCTGCCTCATCTATCCATGCAAGCAGCAGTTTGGCCTTAGATTTGATGCTGTCAAGGTTATGTCGTAGGCCAGCAAACACATACTTGATGCGTCCATCCTTTGATCTGATGTATCGCTCACCTATCTCATAGTAGTCATCTAGCCAATCAACTGACCTGATAGCCGCTTTTACTTCCTCTAACGATGACTCTTCTAACGAGTTAAGATGCTCACGCCCACAAAGTATCTGACCTGATATACCTGCTGTCCCATAGCGATAGCCCTCAACTGCGGTCATCAGACTAAAGCTGCGCGTCTTCCCACTACCCCTGCCGCCCCAAGATGCGCGTATCCTTGCCTCCCCTTGGAAGATCGGTACTAACTTTGGTGGCAGTTCTATCTGTCCGACATTCATTAAACGTCAAATTCTTTAGCGACTAGTTCGATCTTAGACTTAGGAGCCATAGAGCCATCACTGCTGATCTGGTCTACTACACTCTTCTCTGACAGGCCATGCTTGCCCATCAATAGCTTCACTAGGTTAGCATTCATCTCACCACCTAGCCCACCATCCATAGCCACTGTGAACTGTGTTAGCTTTACCCTTGCTAATATCTCCGAAAACTCATCATGTCTTTGCGCCCAATCATAGAGCGTAGACTCACTGATATCGAGCTTTAGACACAAATCCTGATGACTAGGAATTAGTCTGGTATAGGTACTCAGGTATGTATTAGCTTTGTCTAATAGTTCGGGTGTGTACTTGGTTGGTCGTG